GGACAGGTAGCTTTTCAGCGCCGAGGCCTGACCCGCAGCAGCACCCAAGCCAGAGGCCAGCGATCCCGCCGCAACGACACCCCGATCTGTCAGACTGACATTCTCGGCTGTGATCCCGTTCAGCTCATTCCAGCGGCGCTGCAGGTCTACAAGAATTTCTTGATTTAGTTGCTGGCTGGCCCGTTCTTCGTCGGTCAGATGGGCCTGTGCGCGTACTCCAGCGAGCAATTTTTGCTGCTGAACGATGGCCGCAGCCAAACCCTCCTCTACTTCGATATATTGATCCCGCAACCTGGCTGGGATCTGCTCCAGCACTTGAGTTGAAGTCGCATAAATAGCATCCAATTGCTCCCGATAGTCGGCCATCGACTTGAGAACTTGATAATAACCCAATGCCTCAAGCTCTTTTTCCTGCCGAGCACGCACCAGCTCATCAGTGACCGCACGGGCGGCCTTGGCCTCGGCCATCTTGGCCTCAATCGCGGCCAGAGTGATCGGCCCGCCCTTCTTTAGCGCATCCGAAAGCCGAGCTGTTGCACGGATCTGATCGCCCATTGCGATGGTCACATTGTCCATCGCAATTTCATGTGCTGCAGAAAACTTGGCGGAATCACTGGCCGTATTGGACAGGTAGACACCAGCCGCAGCCAGGGCTGTAAATCCAACCACAACCAGGCCAATAGGTGACACCATTGCCAGCAACACCCTGCCAAGCGGAGCCGCCAGTTTCAGCGCCAACCCCAACCCGATCGCCACAGGACCAAGGGCCGCTGTCAGGGACAGGGTAACGGAGGTGATCCGCTTGGTGCGATCACTCAGATTAGAAAACCATTCCGCTACACTGGCGGCCTTGTCGGCGATGGATTGAAGCGATGGTGCCAGTGCCACAGTCAGCTGATTGGCGGCACCACGCCCCACCAGTCCAAGGCGGGAGATTGCATCATTTGCGATCTCAATCTGGTCGGCATCCACTTCGGAAATCGCCACCCCAAACCGGGTCACATCTTCGGATGCAATGCGCAGCGCATTGCTATCGATGCGACTAAAAATCAAACCGGCGCGGCTGCCAAACAGATCCGACGCCACCGCCGCGCGCTCTGCGACTGGCACGTAATTGCTCATAGCCTGCTGGATGGACGCCAGGCGCTCATCCAATGGCAACTTTTGCAGGGCCTCTGAACTCAGGTGCAGCCGGTCCAAAGCTTTGACCGCTGGACCTGTCCCGGCGGCAGCCTGGCTCAGCCGTTTGGTCAACTGAAGGGTGGCCTGCTCGACTTCACCGATCGACACACCAGACAAATCCGCAGCCCGAGACAGCACCTGCATGGATTTGACCGTGGTGCCCAGAGATTGCGCCATCTTGGCCTGCGTATCGATGATCCGCAGGCTGGATTTAACCGCAACCGCCGCCATGCCCGCCATAGGCAGAGTGAGGCCAAGCGTCATCCGACGCCCGACCCCCTCAATTTTGGACCCCATGCGCACCATGCGCCGTTCCAGGTCACCCATAGAGGCCTTGGATCGTTTCGCACCCTTTTCAAAGGCGGCTGAATCTAGTGATAACAAGCCGCGAAGCGCGCCAATTACTGCGGACATTTACCGTCCTTTCTTACTTTGAAAATGCAAACTCATCAAACCTGCGCGAAGCTTTTCAACCGCATGTTTTTGATCGAGCTTTGGCGAAGATTTACGCGCACCCGCTTTTGTATAATCAGGCATTTTTTTGGGGTCGTGGAACGCGAAGGTGAACAAATTTGCCATCTCTTGATTCAACACCCGTTGGGCATCAATCTCTGCGTTCTTGGCTTTTATCCGCCCCCGCGTTTGCACGTCATATTCGCGCAGGCTGGCAAACCAGAAATCGGCGGGGGGCAAGTCCAACTCGCACCACGCCGACCACAGTTTTTCCCGGTCTATTTTTCCGGGTTCTTGGCGTTTCCCACCTTGGCCTTACCGGCATCAGCATCAGCATCAGCATCAGCATCAGCATCAGCATCGGTGGTATTGGCTGGTTCCAGGACAGGGAAGGCCTTTTGCAACGCCTTGGCCAAATGAGGCATGGCAGCCATGCCGCCGCCGAGATCGTCAAGAACCTCAGACGCTTCTTCGCGCTCAACACCCTTGCCGTCATTCAAAAATGCGGCCCAGGCGGAAATCAACAAGCGCACACCGCCAGAGCCGTCAATCAACGCCTCCAGAATTACACCGATGGGCTTGCCATCCTGATCGATCTCCAACCGCTCTTGCGCTGCCATCGACACTTTCAGCTTGTGGGTTTTCTTACCCACCTTCACAGGGACGGTGCTGATCATACTGTTGCCGCCCCTTGGGTCCAGGTCACCAGGCCAGTGGGACGCAGTTTCAGATCCGTCATCAAGTCACCGTCGTAGTCGGTGGCAGGAACCGTCGGATTGACGTAGGCCGTATACTCAAAAGTATCACCCGCAGATTGTCCTTCTCCGGCAGGCAGAGTGACTTTGAAATGAACAGGCTTGCCAGTGGCCTTGTAGGCAGCAGCCTGCGAATAGAGTTCCTTGGTATAGAAACAGCTGAGCGACAATTCCCCGGTGTCGGTCAAACCAACCCCGTATTCCTTGTTTCGCCCGGGGCTCTCCAGCGAGGTGCGATCCCGGTATTCCGTGGTTTCCTCGGGAATAGCTACGGTTTTGCAACCTGGAATTACTACATGTCCAGTCCCATCCGCCGACCATTCGACTTTAATGAGATCCGCAGCAATGGCGTTTTCGGTCATTGCCCATCCTTTCTAAAATTGAGTGAATGCCGGTTGCCCGGCAGGGGTTCAGGCGCGGTATCGCACCTTGAAATCCAAGCTTTGCAGCCGGATTACATCGCCGCCGGAGTCCGATGGGGAATCGCGTCGGGACATCTCATAGCAGCGGATCACAGACCCGCCGCCAAAACTGGTCAGCAGGTCAGACACCTGCCGGGAAAGCTGCATCACGTCATCGTAGCTTTCGCAGTAAACATTCACCTGAACGCGCGCCGTCTCCATTTTGACGCGGCTTTTCAGCGTGTATTTGGTAACCGTACTGATCCGCTGCAGAGTGATGCGCGGCCAGCCCACGTCGTCATCAAACGCGCCCCAGACCACAGGGTGACCCAGAGGGTCCAGCGCGCCATATAGGTCTTCTTCCATCAACCCGCCTTTGCTGCTTTGCGCGCGGCCCGTGCCAGCGTCTTTTCGATTTCTTTCCAGACCTCGCGCCGCAGGATTTTCAAAACCTGATCTCGGTTTTCGTCCCAGGCCGGGCGCATGAATGGGTCAGCCATCTGCACACCGACATATTTGCCAGTCTCTTTGTGGTATCTCGCCTTGGTGCCAAACTCGTACAGCTGGGCATGTGGTGCATGCGAGCCGTCCGATTGCACCGGCCCGACATAGAGCGTCATCAAGCTCGGCCCGCGATCTTTTCTGGTGCCCCCGCGCTGACTGGCCGCCAGCTTACTGGTGACCGCAATCATAAACGGCGATGCCTCCGCCGCCTCTGCCACAGGTTTCAGCGCCTTTTTCATCGCCCGACGCACCACACCCTTGGATGTGCCCCGCGCCATGGCCGCCAGGGCACGTTCAATGTCGCCCGCGCCTTGGATTTTCAGTTTCATCGACATATCAGGCCACTGGCTTCACAAGCCGCCAGGCGGTGATTTCCAGCCAGCGGCGACGGCCAATTTCCTTGATGCCAGTGATCTGCCATTCGGCACCATCATGGATCAAACTATGGCCGCCATCGATCCGTGCCAGACGCGCAGAATATCGCACTGTAAACCGCGCATCTGCCTTTTGCTCAACAGCAGCAGCGCGCACCCGTTCATCGTCACTGATTGGCGTATAACCCGCCCAGACTTTGGCTAAGTCCGACCAGCCGCTGGCCTTTTTCTCGCCAACGCCATTTTTTTCAAAAACCGCCACACGAATGGTGATCTTTCTATCCAAGCTCGTCCCCATCGCTAGGCCACCTCACAGGGGCGGCGATAGCGCACCTGTTTGATCAGGCGATGCGCGCCAAATGACAGGCGCGGCGGGGTCTCTCCCTCGATCGCAATCCCGGCCTCAAACCATTCCTTTGCAACCAGTATGATTGCTTGTTTCAACTGCGGCGCAGGGTTGACGCTGTCATAGCCAACACGGGCCTGCACCCGCAGCACATCCCCGCCTACGCTATGACCGGACCAGGCATTGCTAACAACAAGCTGCGGCTCATCATGCTGCTGCTGAACCCAGGCCCCCGCCAGCGGCTGATCTGTCCAACCGCCCGCGCCATCGTCAACAGCCAGCGCCAGCAGCTCTTGCACCGGCAAAACCGGGAACCACCAGCGGCACCAGGTGCCGCGCGTCACGATAAACTCCATGGCGCGCGGTGTTAGCGGACGTCCCGTCGCGATCGAGACCAGGGACTCGGCCGCCTCAAGCGCGGTGGTCAGCGCTGCATCGTCGTCCAAGTCTTCCAAAGCAATGTGGACCGACGCCTTAAACGTCGCCAGATCCACACCTGGCAGAATTGGGCCTGTCTCGATCACGCGCATGGGTTACGCCCCTTGCTTCTTTGCGCCCTGGATTGGCGGTTCACCACTGCCCTTGGATTGCTCGCTGGGTTTTTCCGGCTCAGTTGCGGCAGGATCTGCCTTGGGTTCCTCGCTGGCGGTTGCCGCCTCGCGGGCATCCAGTGCCTTTTCACGATCGGTCAAATCCTGTGCCTTCTGCTCAAGACTGTTACTGCGCACCTCAAGAACCAGTGCCCGCCCTTCCAATTCAGAGCGGGCCTGCGTCAAAAACCCCTGTGCTTCGCTGATATCCAGCTTGCCGATGACGATCGACTTACCCGCGCCCGGTTCGTCAGCATCGCCAGCCATCACCCCGACCTTGTTTTTGCCCTCGGTCAGGCTTTCCGCCATCGCCGGTTCAAAAGCAGCGGTTTCGCCCCGGTTGTAACGCGAATAGCCTTTGGTAAATTTCACCAGTTTACGTGCCATGTTCTGGCCCCCGTCATTTGAGAATGGAAAAGGACGGCCCGTCAGGCCGCCCGTGTCAGGCTGATTGCTGCAGGTTTACAGCCCCCAGCTGGTGCCGGTGATGACTGAAATCGCCTCGTCATGGTCCGGCGCCAGATCATGGCGCGACACAGCCCGCATCAGGGTTTGATCCCGCTGGAAGGCTGAAACAGTGTTGCCGCTGGTGTCCACATATGACGCCTCGGTCGAGGAGGCGATGCGGATTTCCTGATCATCGCCAATCATGATTTGCGAGAAATCAGCAAAGGTGATTTCGGTGTCATTGCCCGTGCCGAGGTTGTTGGGAACCTGCGATGTGGTTTCGATCGGATAGCCATGCAGGGTGTTGCTGGCATCGATCGACGGATAGATCTTGGCACCCGAGGTCGCATCCCGCAGGCTGGCCAGGAAATGCTTGGTTGCCCCGCGCATGATCCAGCCACAGTTCAGCATCGGCACATTGTCATCTTCCACCACGCTGACCATCCAGCGCAGGTTCAGTTCAACCGAAGCTGCAGTATTCGCAAGCGCCGATTTCTTATGACCCGCCAGACACCAATTTAACAAACCCTTGGGCGTATTGGCGCTGCCATCGCCACGCAGGAATGCCAGATCCTCGCGCAATGCCATGTAATCCAGCAACTGATTGCGAACCATGACACCCAGGCTGACACTGGAATGGGACAACAGCGCATTGCCGATCGGCACCAGAGCGGTCAGGGTTTTAAAGTCCTGATCAACCTTGTCAAAGCTGGGTTCACTTTCGACAATTGGCGCGTTCTCACCGATGTAGCCAGCGGTCGGCGCGCTCGCCTCACGCCCCTTGCGCAGCATGCCTGCAGGCATGTCATGAACAACAGCACCCAGCTTGCGCACAACAACTTTTGGTTTCAGCAACTCGATCAACACGGCCGCCTGCGGGCGCGGAATAAGAACACCGCCGGCGCTTTCTGTGGCCCCGGACAATGCTGCGGAAATCCCGCTGTGCCCCTGCTGTTCCAGCAGTGTAGCAGCCTTGTCTTTATCGCCCTTGGAATTGGCCAGGGCTGCGACCATCAGACCAGTATCAGCGCCCTTGTGATCCCCGTTTGCGGGCTGTGCGGGCAAATTGCCACCGGTGCCTGTGCCGCCATCAAGTTCCGACGTGGCAGTCGAAGCCTTGGCAGCCTCAACCGCTTCGGCACGTTTCACCCGCACCTGCAGCCCCTTGAATTCATTTTCCGACGCCTCAAACTCAGCAACCGCTGTTGCAATCGCGCTGTCCTCGGCATCGTCGCGGGCTTCCAGCGTCTCGATCGCCGAGGCCTTGGTGCCCATAGTGTCCGCCGACGCTTTCAGCATGCGGCGCAGATCATTGATATCCATGGTAATAACTCCTTTTCACATGGAGGGCTGGCAAATGCGCAGCCCAAAGACCCCGCCGCAGATGCGCAGGGCAAAAACACTCAGCAAAATACTGGTGAAATCAGATGTTGGCTGACGCCTGCGCCGCTGCCGCAATGGCGGCATAGGCGCTGGATTTGCGGCGTGGCCTGGACGGCGATCTGGGCGCATATTGCCCGCCGATCCGCCCCATAAATTCGGCCATGGTCTCGACGCTATTACACAGGCCACGCGCCAGGGCGTCATCGCCCCAGAACACATCGCCACCGTCGCGATTGCTATCGGTGCGGCTCATACGCCCTGGCAGATCCTCAACCGGAATACCGCGCCCCCGCGACACGTCAGCCAGAAATTCAGCTTCCATTTGATCCAGGCGAATTTGTGTCAACTGTTTGCCGTGATCGCTGGACAGGTCCGGACGCTTGGCCCCGGCATGGGCCGAGGTCTGGATGAATTCCTGATAGCCCCCCATGCCTGGCTGCAGTGACTGCGAGCCCGTGGTCATAGTGCCAACAGACCCAACCCAAGAGCCCGGCGTCAGGGCAATGTCACGGCACTGACTGGCCAGCCAATAGCCAGCCGAGGCCGCCAGTGGATGCACCAGGGCATGCACTGGTTTGGCTGATGCCGCCTGGCGGATTGCCTCAACCGCGCCTTGAATGCCCAGAACCGATCCGCCGGGTGTGTCAAAGATCATCACCGTGGCCTGCACCTCATCGCTGGCCGTAACAGCCGCCATGGTTCCAACAATCCCATGGTAGGTGGCCCAGCCCAGGTACTTTTCCAACATCGCTGAATTGGGTGTCAGAATGCCACGCACCGGCACATAAGCCACGCCGCGATGAATAGCGTAACGCTGGCCACGCTCGATTGTGACCACCTGCGCCGAGGTCTCAACTGCCATCGGCGTAAGTGCCGCCTCGCTGGGTAAATCCATCTGCAGCATAGGCAATCCATGTTCCGCCGAAATGGCAAGCGGCGAGGCCCCGATCAGGGCGGCGATAGTGGTGCGGCTCATTCCTCTTTTCCTTTCGGTTTGCTGTCGTCGCGGGTCATGTTCGGCGCAGGGTTCATCTTGTCGCCGTCCGCAACAGGTGGCAGACCCACCTTTTGGCGGCCTTCATTGAGCAAATAAATTGGCCCACCAACTGCCTTGGTCAGCGCCTCGATCTGATCTTTGACAGTAGGCTGCAGCAGCGCGCCAAAATCATGGCGCAGGAACATACCGCGTTCCCGTTCCGAACGGGTCAACACCGTCATCTCTAACTGTGCCTCGGCCTGCCCAGACCAATGCAGTAGGCAGTCAGTCAGATAGTCGATCGCCTGTTGTTCGCCGTTGGCTTTCACCCCGTATTCCAGCATCTGCAACTTGCTCGGCGGCATTCGGTACAGCGCAGCCAACATCTCGCGATCAAATTTCAGCGTGGACAGCAACTCCTGATCCGCAGCCGTCAGATCCAAACTCTTGATATCGTCATCCGGACCCAGCACAGGAATGCCATCCGCGTCAGGATTGGTGATTTGATCTTTGACTCGCCGAGCATTGCGCAGCCTGTCAGCATCATTCTCATAGTTTTCGCCCAGCTTAATGACCGCTTTGGCCATCGCACCAGAGACTGATCGCGCCGCCGCATCCTGCCCAGCAATCGCCAAGCCGACAGTCTCAGACGCAATCTGCAAGGGGGATCGCCCGGTCCAGCCGTCCAGCGCCATGTAGCGCATATGCACCATGGACCGGCTTGGCACCCGGCGCTGCACCCCTGCCCCGTCCTCAAAATCATAAAACCGTTCACGCCCGGCCCGCAGGATTGCGCAACCACCCTGCGGCACCAGCTCGATCATTTCCAACTCACCACCGCCATCACGCGGGCCGTAGGCATAAGAATTTCCACGCAGGGCCCAGGCATAAACCAGGGCAAACCGGGTCAGTTTCGCGGGAACACCAGGTGCGGACTCACGATTGAGCAAATAGACGGCGGGATGATCACGCACCCGGACCTCTTGCCCATCATCTTTGCGCTGATAGAGTTTCAGTGGCACCTTGGACAGATCACCCCCGATGTTGTTGCAGCAGGCAAATATGGTGCCGTTCTGTTCGCCCCGCTGCGGTGTGACGCGCGGCAATCGTTTATTCGGACGTGACCCACCCCAGCCGATATCCGCCAACCAGGGCGCGGGATTGGCAGTGCCCGAGGTCTCGGCAACGGCAGCCATAACCGGCGGTTCAACCCGATCGGAAACCGGCTGCGCCTGACCCGCGCGCGAAATATCCAAACCCAAGAACTTCATACCACCTCGATTTCCCGCGCCTTGCGTTTCTCTTCGCCATGTTCAGCGCGTCCCAGCGCCATGATGGCCGCCACCGCCGCGTCAATGCGGCCCGTGGATTTCTTCTTGTTGGGCTTCACGTTTTCCGCAGCGTCCTCGTCGCGGTGGACGTTGCCGATCTGCCAGGCCAGCACCGGATTACCGCCGTGGCGGATCTTGTTTTCCATCACCCGCTCCTCAAACCGCTTCATAGGATTCGACATCGACTGATAACCCTGCCGATGCTCGACCATAGGAAAGCGGCGCTTGTCCAATTTGTCGGCCAGATACTTCATGCCCCATGGGTCGTAGGCCACTTCCTGCAGGTCAAAATGCTGGCGTATCCATTCCAACCGGTTGGCCAATTCGTCCTCGTCAATCGTGCCGCCCTTGTGGATTTCCAACCAACGCTCGTCACGCCAACCGACATATTCCCGCTTTTCGCTCTGTGCCCGCTGGATGAAACCCTTCGGCCCCTCCGGCAAAAAGGTGTAAGCAATCAGATAAATCAGCCCCTCAACCGGCACCGCGATCACGATGGCCGTGGTGTCAATCTTGTTTGACAGATCCAACCCAACCCAGGCTTTGCGACCATGCAGCCTGCGCGGATCAAATGGCGCGCAGGCCATGCCTTTGTCCCACACATCGCGGGCAATCCAGGTTTCCGCGCCTTCGGTCCACAGGTTCAGGTGGAACCGCTTAAAGTTGGGCATCCGACCTGCGATCGCCTCGGCCTTCTTCAACGTGTCTTTCATGGCCTGAATGGGCTTGCTGACCCCCAAATTTGGGTTACCCATCGCCCAGAATTTCGGATCAGCCGGATCACAATCCGCAGGCGGTTCGGCAATGAAGCCAAAGAATGAATCGTCCTTGACGCCACCGCGCAAAACGCTTTCGCCGTAGTCGCGCAGCTCACCACACAAGGACGCCCGGTCCTGCCCCGCCGTGGTAATCACCCAATCAATGGGCTGGGCGCGGGCAATCATACTTTCGACAATCGTGTCGGCCAGTTCGCGATCGGTCCAGCGGTGCATCTCGTCCCGCGCCAGAAAGCTCGGGTTGATCCCATCCGATGAATCGCCATCGCGGCTCAGACAGGCAATCAACCCATCAGTGCGCGAGGTTTCAATCGCGGTGCGGGACACATCCATGAATTGTTTCAGAAACGCCGATCGCTTGATCATTCGTTTCATTTCTTTGAACAGCAGCCCCGCCTGATTTTTGGTGGTGGCAGCGCAATATCCCTGCGGCGCAGCCTCGCCGTCGAACAGCTGTGTGAACAGCATCGGCACTGCGGTGTCGGTGGTCTTGCCGTTTTTCTTGCCCACCTGGTGATAGGTGGACTGGAAACGGCGCAACCCGGTTTCAGATCGCTTCCAACCAAACACAGAGCCATGGCGGAACTCTTGCCAGGGCTCAAGGATCAGCGGCTTTCCGGCCATTGGCCCGGTGGTGTGCTGCAACATGCCACCCCAGCGAATGATCCGGCTGGCCGCCTTGCAGTCAAAATACAGCCCGCGATCGGCGCCCGTTTCAAGATCCATCAAATGGCGTTCACAGGCCATCCGCACCAGATCCCCAGCGACGATATCACCCCCTACAACTCCGATCGCATAGCGGGAAACCGGGTGGTCAATCGGTTCCATTCAACTTGTCCATCAAGTCATCAAACAGGTCACCTTGCCCACCGGTACCAAGCCGCACGGCATCAACCGGAGACAATCCAAACAAAGCTGAATCCCGACGCATACCCGCCATCGCTTCTTGCTGGATGCCCCACGCGGCGCGCTTTTTTTGTTGCACCCCGTTGCGAGTTTTGACTTCGTAGTACAGCCCTTCCAGTGCCAGGCAGGCGGTGGCGGCTATGAAGTTAGCCACACAAACGCAGTAGCCAGCAAACTGGTAGGAATAGAGCGGCTCCAACAGATCTTTCTTGACCAGCTCTGGCGCAAGTTCGTTCCAGATTTTGCGCGCTTCATCATCTAGAAAACTCGGAGCCTCGGGCACGTGGCGCTGAATGTCACCCTTCATCGGGATGACGTTTTTGAGACTTGGCTTCTTGCCTTTCATCCTGTCATCCTCCTTTCAAGGCTGGGCTTTTTTTCCCAATTACACGCTCGCGTTTTAAAAGGTTACCCGGCCGGTTTCGCAATGGAGGCCCTTAATTTCTAGATACCCCCCCCTTGCGGTGGAACACCTCATGCGCTGTTTTGCGGCTGTGACACCGGTGGCAAAGCGCCTGCCAGTTGGTCCGGTCCCAGAACTTGGCCTGATCGCCCTTATGCGGCTCGATATGGTCAACATCCGTTGCCGCCTCGACCACATGCAGCTCCAGGCAATCAACACAGAGCGGGTTGTCTCGCAGGTATGCCTTGCTGGCACGAACCCACTTTGGATTTGCATAGAGACGCCGCGCCCTGATGGCAGCCGGTGAGGTCTGCGCCTTGGCGCGCCGCTCTTTCAGCCGATCCTTGCGCCGCTGCTCATGCGCATCACAGTGAGGCAGCCCAGGCACCGATATCTCTTCGCAGCCTGCAGCCGCACAGACCATTAGCCGCGCCATATACCCACCAACGATTTCTGAAAGCCCCAACGCAAAAACGCCCGCCGGTTTCCCGTGGGCGCATTTGGTGATGATATGTTATCTGTTGCATTTTGATGAGGTAAGCGTCAACCCTGTTTCTGCATCACCACCACGCTAGGTCGCCTGATCGGCCCAGCCATGCGGTCCAGCGCCATTCCCAACGCCTGCGTCATAGCCTTCACCGTATCGCCATAGACCGACCAACCATGCGCCCGTAAAACATCACCCAGCCCGCGATCCTCAATACACACCATATCGACCAAGCGTCGGTCGCTGATCGAAACCCGAGATCCACGCTGCGATGGGCGGATGCGCCGCACCACCATGGCCGAGGCATGGCCGATACGGCGCCGCAAGCGTTCAATCTCTTCTCGGTCTCGCAGCACCGCATCGATAAACCCACCGCCCTGGCCACCGCCACCGCCAAGACTCTCGATCGAGGAACACTTGATGCCTGCACTTTCGTACCGCTCCACCAGGTCACGGTAATGGCGACCCATCTGCACCTGACCCGGCGACATCGGCGATGGCTTGCGGTGCCTTGACGCCCTGGCCGCCATCACGTCAAAGGCATCGGCGCGCTGAATGGCTGACCGACCACGGTAGCCGGCGGATTTGGCAGCATAACCCTCGCCCCCTTCGGGATAGAGCTGGTGTGGCTGGAACACCCGGAACGCACCACGCGCCGGAGCCTCGGGGATCGCGGGGCCACATTCCGCAGGCACATGACCCGCCGCCTTAACTGCATCGATGCGGGCTCGCTCTGCCTCCAGCCGCGCAGAACCATCGGGGGAGACGATCACGACATGGCCACTCAAGACGCAACCTCCGGAATAACCAGCTCAGCAATCCGGCTGCACTTGTCAGCCGCAATCTGACGTTTCCGGCGAAAGTCCTGCTCATCCGCAGACAGCGTTCCGCCCTGCGTTAGCCGGGCATCCTGATCCCGCAGGCGACCGCGCGCATCATCAGCTCGCGCTTTGATTTCACTAATAACATGGCCTTTCGGCCAGACACGCACTCGGCGGATCCTGCTCAGCAATTCCGGTGCCCATCCTTCGGCCATTGCTTCACGCCCCATCGGACTGGCAAACACCGCCCGAAACAATGGCGACGCATCATCAGCGGGTTCCTGTATGTCTGTGGCCCAATCCAGAATGTCAGCTGTGATTGGGAAACGATCTTTGTTTTTCCCGGCTCTCTTCGCCGTCACATCGACCACCAAGGCCTGCAGATTAAGCTCTGACATATAGGCCAGCCTGCTGCACAGGTCCGACACCATCTCGCTAAACTCTGCCACGGTCTTCCCTGACGGTCTGGACAGGCCCAATCTCTGCAGCGGCGTAATCAGCACGTCCTGTACCCGCTTTTCGCCTGCGGCCTGATCTTCACTGTTCATTTCTCTGCCCTCACTCTTTCTCAGCAAATCCAACTTACCCACACCCACACCACCTGGGTTTTCGCCAGTTAGGTGTTTTGTATTATTCTGTATTTTATTGTCCTGTCCTGTAGGGCAATTTCACTTGATGGCCGAAATCGAACTGAAATACAGATGAAATCGTTTCACTTCATTTCAGTTGTATTGCAGCAGCATTTCACTTGCTTCGCCCCGCGCTGATCGGCACGACCTCGCCCGTATATCCAAGCACCTCAATCATAGCCGTCCGCACATTTTCCGGCGTGATGTAGAGGCCTGATTGATCGAAATACTTGGCCAGAGCATTAATCGCCTGATTGTCGTCAATCATGTGCCGAGGAATGCTCATCTCTTCCATTTTCTTGCGGATCTTGTGACGTTTCAGGGCGAGGTTTCCAGCCTCCCGAGCAGCGTCACGCCCAGCCTTGCGGCGATGCATGTCTTTGACCAGCTCTTCCATCTGATCAGAGTGACCCAGCCGCAAATAGGTCTTACCGCTTCGTTCATCCTCGACCAGAACTTCGTCCCAGTCGAATAGAACCCGCTCACGAACAGCCAACCAGTCTTCCACAGTTTTGAATTTGGCCAGGCTCGCCAAGGCGCAATCATCGGTTGGCAATGTACCGGCTGGGTTCTGACGGATGGCCTCGCACCACAGTATCATGCGGGTGCCGATATCCTCGCGGTGCCCCTGCATTGTGCAACGTGAGATAAATTGGCTCCCCAGAAACTCATGACCGGCAAAGGGGAACCAGTCATGGTTGGTCAAAGTATCACCAACCTTAAGCGGCCACATGTCGGGGATGGCGGAGGTCCGGGGGTCTAATACCTGGCCCATCACTTGGCCTTTGCCATGACACGGGATCCTACAGCCTTTTGGAGCTTGGCCAGACTGTCTGTGGTTTCGTTCCGCGTCTTTCCCAACTCCCTCAGAGTTTCGTGAAACTTCTCAATATCCTTCTGAGTCTTGTCAAAATTCGCGTGGCTTTTTTGAAGCAGCTCGTACGCCGCATCAGCTATCTTGTAGCGCTCAAGTGAATCGATGATGGCACGGTTAATTTTATGACCCAAATGAACTACCTTTACAGCCAAGGCGTCCAGCTCCTCATTCCCACCGGCAGGGCCAAACGCTCGCTCACGTTCAGCAACCACCCAACCCGGCATAACACCCAAGACTTCAGCGACAGTTTCGTCGGTGTCACCACGCTGATAACGCTCATCCTTCACATCATAAACGTCATCCAACATACTGTTGATTTCACGGATCTGCGCCCGTGTTGGTTGCCGCAATGGTGCTGGTGCTTTCGATTTCTGAACCATATTTTCTGCCTTTCGCTTTGCCTCACACATCGGACAGCGCAGAGCCTTCTTGATCAGCGACCATCCCATTTCCTGTATCTTCTTGATTGCCTGGCCCTCTGCCCCCCTTGGGCAGCTAATGACCTCTGCACGTTCACATGAACAACAAACCGCTTTGATGCGTGGCTGGCCTTTGCGCCCGTAACTGTTGGAAACATCATGGAAGCTCATTGTGCTATCTCCCCCGCAGACCCTGACAAACTACGCGCCCTCTTTTTCTGATCGGCTTCCATTTCGTCAAACACATGGGCGAGCCGCCGCAACTGGGCGCCCATGCCCAGCTCAGCACTCCCCGTGAACAATGGGCTGCGGTCCTTGGCATGATGGGCCTGCCCAGCCACCAGCGCATAGGTGCCCGCCGCCCGGCTGATCTCATAGGTCACATGGCCAACCTCAAAATGTTCACGCGGGGCGTCCGGGTGGGCGCGTTTGGTTTTCAGATTATGCGCGCTCATGATCCAGCCCGATCCGCCAGCACATAGACTGGCATATTCACGTCCAACGCTGTGCAGACCGCCTGCCAAACCTCAATCGAGGTGTCCTTGCCCGCCATTGGCGGCACAACGACGCGGTCGCATAAGACAAGGGCGGCCAATGGATCAGGTTTTAACCCTTCAGCCTCAGTAACGGCCTGCGCCAACATGGCGGGTGAGACGGCATAAACGCCAACCCGGCCTAACTGCCAAACCCATTCCATGGCTTGATCAGCCGCCAGTGCGGTGCCACCGTCGCCTTTGAATAGCGGCGTTGCCAGACATGCCAAACCAGCCGCCGGCACATCCTTTAGACGGGCGTCACAATACAGCAGACCTACGGACCCCCAGTGCCGCCACATCCATGCCCAGTTTG